AGATGACCGCCGCGCTCCGCACCGTGGGCCGGCTGGCCAACTCGCTGGCCGACCAGCACGAGGCGAAGATGGGCACGGTCGTCGCCCCAAAAGACCCCCCGGCCGCGTCGTAGCGCGGCAGAGCTTCGGACCGTGGTGTTTCGTCGTCATCCATTCCCGTTCGTCCCCAGACTGAGGACCAGCCCCTTGCGATACGTCTTCGGCCCCGCGTCCGCCGCCGCCCCGCTCGCCGCCAAGTCCGCCACCCCGACCGGCCTCGCCGACTTGCAGCCGACCATCGCCGGCCGGGACGACTCGGGCCTCACGCTCGACTTCCCCGCCTACGACCCGGCCGCCGTCCAGCCGCCCGCCGAGGTCCGGGCCTACTGGATCCTCGAGGGCATGCCGGAGAAGACGGCGGACGAACTGGTCGGCTCCGCGACGCCGTGCTCGACCGCCTCGCTGGCGATCGGCCCCGATGGCCACGCCGGCCTGGTGCTGCCGACTCCCGACGCCGCGTATCCCGCGCCCGGGACGCCGGCCGTCAGCTACCTCGTCAAGACGGTGCTCGGGTTCAATGTCTGAGTACCTGACGCTTGACGACCGGGTCGGCTTGCTCGCGGTGCTCGCCACGACCCTGGGCGTCTACGGCGTCGCGCTGGTCGGGATGCTGGCCAAGGACTGGCTCGACGACAGGTTCCGGCCGCGATTCTGAAGCCGAGATAAAACAATGCCGGGGCTGGCTGGCGCCACGCCTGGTCTCATAAGCCAGGAACGGAGGTTCGATTCCTCCCCCCGACATGACGAGAAGCCGGACTTGGCGGTCCGGGGCGGTCGCGAACGCCGCCATGCCGGCTTCGGCTGCATGGCCCGCTGGGTTCGATTCCCAGGCTCGTCGATGATCAAGGTCTTCGGTAAGTCATGAGCGATACACCCAACAACCCCACACCAGAAAAAGACTGGAAGACGGTCTTTTTGGCCGCGCTCGCCGCCTCGCCCAACGTGGCCAAGGCGGCTCGCGCGGCCGGCGTCAACCGATCGTACACCTACGAGGCTCGCAAGGCCGACGCCGAGTTCGCCTCCCGATGGGACGACGTCATGGAGGAGTCGCTCGACGACCTGGAAGCGTCTGCGTTGGACCGAGCAAAAGATGATACGACGCTAACCATCTTCATCCTGAAGAACCGCCGTCGCGAGACTTACGGCGAGCGGGTGTCCACCGAGCACAGCGGGGGCATCACGTTGACCCACGAGCAGGCTCTCGCGGAGCTGGACGGGCCTGATGACGCCAGCGGAACGACGGATGAGGCTCCGGCTTCGGGATGACTTCGAGCACTACGCATCCCGGTGCCTGAAGATCCGCACGAAGGCCGGGGCGATCCAGCCTTTTCGGCTGAATGAGGCTCAAGCGTACCTGCATGGGAAGCTGGAAGAGCAGCGGGCGAGCACCGGCAAGGTCCGGGCGATGGTGCTCAAGGGTCGGCAGCAAGGCTGCTCGACCTACGCCGAGGGCCGGTTCTTCCACGCCGTCTCGCACCGCCGGGGCGTCAAGGCGTTCATCCTGACCCACCTGGACGACGCGACCAACAACCTGTTCGGGATGGCCAAGCGGTTCTACGAGCACTGCCCGGCGGTCGTCCGGCCGTCGCTCCGGGCGTCGAACGCCAAGGAGCTGCTCTTCGACAAGCTGGACAGCGGGTACAAGGTCGGCACGGCCGGCAGCAAGGGGACGGGGCGCGGCGAGACGATCCAGCTCTTCCACGGCTCCGAGGTCGCGTACTGGCCGAACGCGGACACGCACGTCGCCGGGGCGTTGCAGGCGGTCCCCGACGAACCGGGCACCGAGGTCATCCTCGAGAGCACGTCGAACGGCCGGAAGGGGCTGTTCTACGAGATGTGCGCGGCGGCGATGGCCGGCGAAGGCGAGTACATCCTCGTCTTCATCCCGTGGTTCTGGCAGGCCGAGTACCGCAAGGCCGTCCCGGGCGGGTTCGAGCCCACGGACGACGAGGCGGCCTACCGGCGGGAGCACGGGCTCGACCTCGAGCAGATCGCCTGGCGCCGGGCGAAGATCGCCGAGCTGAACGGCGCGCACAACTTCCGGCGGGAATACCCCGCCACCCCGGACGAGGCGTTCGCGGCCGAAGTGCCCGGGGCCCTCTGGACGCGCGAGCTGATCGACGACCTTCGCGTCCGGGAGCATCCCGAACTGAAGCGCGTCGTCGTGGCGGTCGACCCGTCCGGCGGCGACAAGCGGCAGAACGACGAGGTCGGCCTGGTCGTGGTCGGAGTCGACGCCACGAAGCACGGCTGGGTGCTCGCCGACCACTCGGGCCGGATGTCGCCCGAGACGTGGGGGTCGAAGGCCGTCGCCCTCTACCGCAAGTACAAGGCGGACCGGATCGTCGCCGAGGCCAACTTCGGCGGGGCGATGGTCGAGAGCACGATCCGCGTCGTCGACCGCGCCGCCCCGGTCAAGTTGGTCCATGCGTCCCGCGGGAAGCAAGCCCGTGCCGAGCCCGTCGCGGCCCTCTACGAGCAGGGCCGGATGCATCACGTCGGCGCGTTCACGGGCCTGGAAGACGAGATGGTGACCTGGGTGCCGATGGCGTCCAGCGACAGCCCCAACCGCGTGGACGCGCTGGTCTGGGCCGCGACCGAACTCCTGATCCACGGGCCCGGCACCGCGACCGCCGCCCCGCTGAGGATGTGAACCGACGATGGCCGATCTCAACCTCAACCTCGACGCGGCCGCCTCGACCGGGGACGACGTGTCCGCGAAGTCCCACGCGGTCGAATGCATGGCCGAGACGTGGCGGCTCGTCGAGGACCTGATGGGCGGCACGGCCGCGATGCGGAAGGCGTGCAAGCGCCACCTGCCGCAATGGCCGGCGGAAGACCTCTTCTCCTACGAGTTCCGCCTCAGGACCGCGACGCTGTTCCCGGCCTACCGCCGGACGGTCTCGGTGCTCGTCGGCAAGCCGTTCAGCAAGCCCCCCACGCCCAGCGAGGACATGCCGGAGCGGATCAAGGCGTGGCTGGAAGACGTCGACCGCGAGGGCCGCAACCTGGCCGCCTTCGCCGCCGACCTCTGCACCGACGCCCTGGCCTACGGGCTGTGCGGCATCCTCGTGGACGCGCCGCCGGGCGAGGGGCTCCGCACCGTCGCCGACGAGCAGGCGGCCGGAATCCGGCCCTACTTCGTGCACGTCACCCACGACATGATCCTCGGTTGGCGGACCGAGCGGCGGGGCGGGGCCACGGTCCTCTCGCAACTCCGGCTGATGGAGTCGGTGGAGGAGCCGGACGGCCAGTTTGGGACGAAGCGCGTCCAGCAGGTCCGCGTCCTCGAACCCGGCAAGTGGGCGACCTACCGCAAGGCCAAGAATGAGTCCGGGGCCGAGTCGTGGCGGCCGTACCAGGAGGGGACGACCAGCATCGACGTGATCCCGTTCGCCCCGGTGTACGGCTACCGCAAGGGCTTCATGATGGGCGTGCCGCCCATGCTCGACCTGGCCTACCTCAACGTCGAGCATTGGCAGAGCAAGAGCGACCAGCAGAACATCCTCCACACGGCGCGCGTGCCGATCCTGTTCGCCAAGGACATGGAGGGCGACAACCTCCACGTTGGCGCCGGGGCGATCGTCAAGGCGACGTCGCCGACGGCGGACCTCCGGTTCGTCGAGCACTCCGGTTCGTCGATCGAGGCGGGCCGGCAGTCGCTGCTCGACCTCGAGGACCAGATGCGACAGGTCGGCGCGGAACTCTTGGTGATCAAGCCGGGCAACACGACCGAGGTCCAGACGCGGCAGGATAACGAGCCGGCGATGTGCGACTTGCAGAGGATCATGCAGGCCCTGGAAGACGCCCTCGACCTCGCGCTCAGCTACATGGCCCGATTCGTCGGCGAGCCCACCGGCGGCACGGTGGCGATCTACAGCGACTTCGGGGTGGCCACGCTGCAAGAGGCGTCGGCCCAACTCCTGGCGTCGATGCAGGAGGCCGGCTCGCTCAGTCACGCGACGCTCTTGAACGAGCTGAAGCGACGGGGCGTGCTGTCCGCCGACGTGGACGTGGGCAAGGAGGTCGCGGCTTCGGCCGACGAACGCCAGGCGGCCCAGGACGCGGCCGCACAGCGCGAGCAGGCCATGCTCCAGGCCGCGCAGGACCGGGCGGTCTACCACGACCCCGGGCAGGACCAGCACGGCCATTCGATCCCGTTCGGGGGCGAGTGACCCACCGACGGCCGACGTCGCGGACGCGGCGCGGCGACACCGGGCCGGACGGCCCTTTCCAGCATCGGGCGGAAGCCCAAGGATAGCGACTCGTGAAGCTCAAGCTGATCGAAATGAACGGCCAGACCTACGCCGAGGTCCAGGACGGCAAGCCGGTCTACGAGACCGACGACGGCAAGACGATCGCGTTCGACGCCGCGTACACCAACGGGACGATCAAGCGGCTCAACGCCGAGGCCAAGCAGCACCGCGAGGCCAAGGAGTCGGCCGAGGCCAAGCTCCGCGACTTCGCGGACCTCGACCCCGAGGCGGCCCGCAAGGCGATCGAGACGCTCGGCAACCTCGACGCCAAGAAGCTGATCGACGCGGGCGAGGTCGAGCGGGTCAAGCGCGAGGCCAAGGACGCCTACGACCGGCAGTTCGAGGCCCAATACAAGCCGATCGAGGCCGAGCGGAACGCCCTCAAGAGCCAGCTCCACAACGAACGGCTCGGCACCGCGTTCAGCCGGTCGAAGTTCATCGCCGACAAGCTGGCCATCCCGGTCGACATCGCCCAGGCCCGGTTCGGCAGCCACTTCAGCGTCGGCGACGACGGCCGGATCACGGCGAAGGGGCCGGACGGGAACCCGCTCTACGGCCGAGCCAACCCCGGGGAGCCGGCCGGCTTCGACGAGGCCCTCGAGATGCTGGTGGAAGCCTACCCGCACCGCGAGCACATCCTCAAGGGCTCGGGCGCGTCCGGCGGCGGGGCCGGCGGCGGCCGATCGGCCGACGGCAAGCGGACGATCTCCCGCTCGCAGTTCGAGGCGATGAACGCGACCGATCGGGCGACGATCGCCAAGTCCAAAGACGTCAGCATCGTCGACTGACCAAGCCTTTCGATTCAAGCCCTGGGGCGGAAGCCCCGACCCCGTCGCCCGATGGCGGCGGCTTCCCGCTGGATGGCGGGTCACGTCTCCCAACCACCCGACATCCCGCCCTCCCGGCGGGCCGTGACGCATTGGAGTAATCCGCCGTGGCCAATACCCTGACCGACCTCATCCCGACTTTGTACCAGGCGCTCGACGTCGTCTCCCGCGAGATGGTGGGCATGATCCCCGCCGTCAGTCGGAACTCGTCCGCCGAGAGGGCCGCGCTGAACGAGCAGATCCTCGTGCCGATCACCCCGCCCGCGACGGCGATCGACATCACGCCGGCCGTCAACTCGCCCGACAACGGAGACCAGACGTTCGGCAACAGGCCGATCGTGATCACCAAGTCGCGGGGCGTGCCGATCCGCTGGAACGGCGAGCAGCAGCGCGGCATGAGGAACGCCGGGACGTATGACAACGTCCTGGGCCAGCAGTTCGAGCAGGCCATCCGGACGCTGGTGAACGAGATGGACGCCGACCTGTGGGCCGCGGCCTACAAGGGCGCCTCGCGGGCCTACGGGACGGCCGGGACGACCCCGTTCGGCACGGCCGGCGACATGGCCGACGCCGCCCAGCTCCGCAGAATTCTCGACGACAACGGCGCGCCCCAGGGCGACCTCCATCTGGTGCTCGGGTCGGCGGCCGTGGCCAACCTGCGCGGCAAGCAGACGATTTTGCTGAAGGCGAACGAGGCCGGCTCCGACGCCTTCCGACGCACCGGCGCGATCGTCGAAATCCCCCTCGACGGCTTCATGCTCCACAACAGCAACGCCGTCCAGGCCGTCACGAAGGGCACCGGCTCCGGCTACGTCACGTCGGGCTCGACCGCCGTGGGCGTGGGCGACATCGCCCTCGTGACCGGCACGGGCACGGTCCTGGCGGGCGACGTCGTGACCTTCGCCGTTGACGCCAACGACAAGTACGTCGTCAACACCGGCGTCTCGGCGCCCGGCACGATCTCCATCGGCGCGCCCGGCGCCGAGGTCGTCATCCCCACCGCCAACGCGATGACGATCGGCGGCAACTACACCCCCAACGTCGGCTTCCACCGCTCGGCCGTCCAGTTCGTCACCCGCGCCCCGGCCACCCCGACCGACGCCAGCGGCCGGCCGGTGGACCTGGCCGAAGACGCAATCATCATCACCGACCCGATCACCAGCCTCTCGTTCGAGGTCGCCCTCTACCGGCAGTACAAGCAGGTGCAGTACCAGGTCGGCGCGGCCTGGGGCTGGGGCGTCGTGCGGTCCGAGCACATCGCGACCCTGATCGGATAACCAACCCGGGGGCGGCGGTCTTCGCGGGCCGTCGCCCCGCATCTTTTTCACGTCGAGGCGAGGGGGCGGCCTGATGTTCGGACGTTGGAAGCGGCGCTACGAAGTCCTCGTGGGCGACCGCGACGACTGGAAGCAACTGGCCGGCAATCGGCTGAAGGGGCTTCAAGAGGCCATCGACAAGACCGTGTCGCTGCGTCGCCAGCTCCGCGAGGCGAAGGCCCGACTCGCCGCCGCCGACTTCCCGCTCGAAGCGGAGCGGGCTGAGAACGAGCGGCTCCGCGCCAGGCTCAAGACCACGCAGGCCGGGCTCGACCACGCCACCCACTGCTACGAACAGTGCGAGGCCGATCGCCAGGCGCTCGCCAAGGAACGCGACGAGTGGCGTGATGTCGCCGAATCCGCTTCAACCGTGACCGCCCGCGTCTTCGCGCTCTGCCGCGGCTTCATCACCGACCTTTCCAGGCTGAAGGAGATCGCCGATGCCCCCAGCGAACCCGACCCCGCCGACGACCGCCCCGGAACCGGCTGCCAAGCCCGCTGCCCCCGCGCCGTCCCCCGCGACGACTTCGACGCCCCCGGCCTCCAGCCCGACGCCGACCCCGACCACGCCGCCGTCCAGGGCGACGCCCCCGACTTCATCCGATTCCCCGGCTTCGCCGACCCCGACACCGACCCCGACGCCGCCTGACGCCGACGCGGCGCTCGTCGAGGTCCGCAAGGACGGCGAGAGCCTACACGTCCACCCCACGACCGTCGCCGCCCACGTCGTCGTCGGATGGCGGGTCGTTCCGACCTGAACCGAAGGCACGCACGAGGTCTGACGCATGCTGACCTTCCCCAAGCGGCAGGGCATGGCGGACGCCGAAGTCCTCCAGCTCATGACGGCGACCGACACCGGCGGGTACGCCAAGCTCACGGACAAGTACGACGGGTCGGAGGAGCTGCTCTGCGTCCTCTGGCCGGGCGACGACCGATCGATCACGACCACGCTGCCCGCCACCTGGGACGACGGCCCGGCCGGCAAGGTGCGGATCGCCTTCCCGGCCGACGTGACGGCCACGCTCGAACCGACGTGGTACG